GAACAGCAGCGTCTTGGTATTGCTGCGACTGGTACAGAACAGCGTCTAACTCAAGGCCAACTTCTTGCTGGGCAAGAGCGCCAAATCGGATTGACTGGCGAACAGCAGCGTCTAACTCAAGGCCAACTTCTTTCCGGACAGGAACGTCAGATCGGATTGACAGGCGAACAGCAGCGTCTTGGTATTGCTGCGACTGGTACAGAACAGCGTCTAACTCAAGGCCAACTTCTTGCTGGGCAAGAGCGCCAAATCGGATTGACTGGCGAACAGCAGCGTCTTGGTATTGCTGCGACTGGTGCTCAAGAGCGTTTGACACAAGCTGAACGTTACGCAGGCGAAGCCGGATTGATTGGTGCTCGCGGTGCGGAAGAACGGTTAGGGATTGCTGCGACTGGTGGAGAACAGCGCAAAACCCAGGCTCAATACCTAGCTGGACAAGAACGTCAGATCGGCTTGACTGGTGAACAGCAGCGTCTATCCCAAGGCCAATTGCTGGCTGGACAAGAACGGCAGATCGGTTTAACCGGAGCAGAACAGCGTCAGACGCAGGCTCAATATTTAGCCGGACAAGAACGTCAGATCAGTTTAACTGGGGCGGAACAGCGTGAAACAATTGGTCGGACTGCTGAAGAGACTCGGTTAACCGACTTGCAACAAGAGATGTTTAGGCGCTATAAAGAACAAAGAGATTACGAACAGGCTCAGCGCCTGTACCGAGTATGACAAGTTGGATTCAAGGTTTAACCGACAAAGACCGCGAATCCTTCTTATCATTCTGTAAACGAACTAGCTCCCCAATTCAAATGTACCTGTATGCCCGGTTTCTCGGGTTTACAGGTAGCATCGTTGAGTGCGATGAGTGGTCAAAAAAAGAATACAAAAAGAGGGATTTTAGTGGTCTCCTCGAGATGGAGATTGACTCCATGCAGGAGGATATTAGTAAGCTCAGAGATGCCATTGATATGGGGATGGTGAAACAAGATATGGGTACTGCCAGAATTGCGATGCTGCAGAAAGAGCTCCGTGGGACGATTAAGCAGCTAGGAGATGAAAAGATACTGATGGATAAACAAGGTCTCATCCTCGCTGGTGCGGATCGAGCTTTGCGGGAGATGCTTTCTATTTTTCGTGATGATCCCATTGAAGGTCCTCTTCAGGAAGCGTCGATGGGTGTTTGGACCAAGATTCTGCAGGAAGAATCATAAATAGAAGTGCGCTATGCTACGGGCATAGTGACAACGGATACGTGTGGCAGGGACTAGCATTTATTCTGTTTACCGTCGAACCGCTCGGGCTGCTGCTCAGAAGCGAGTCGTAAAGCAGACGAGTACTATTGACATCGAACGGGCTCGCACTGACTTTGCTTATTTTTGTGATGTAGTAGGTGATAAACCTCCGGCTCGACATCACTTGGAGTGGCATAAACAGTTGTGCACTGATAAGGATTCCGTATGTTTAAAGGGAATTGCCGGACCGAACATCGACATTCTGGCGCCAAGGGGGAGTGCAAAATCTTCGGTTTTAGGTTTGTTTACTGCTTGGACGATTGGTGTCCACGCGCTACACAAGATGCCGCTGAAGATTCTTTATATCTCTTACACGATTGATGTAGCGAGGCCAAAGAGTGCCGCTATCAAGAGGATCATCGAAGAAAGTAAAACTTACGGGGAAATCTTCCCGACGGTGAAAATCGCCAAAGGGATTAACTCTAATGAATATTGGAGCATTGATTGGAAGTTTGCAGGTATCAAATCGACTGGTGAGGAAGAATTTACGGTTTGCTGTGCAGGTCTAAAGGGTGCTGTGACCTCGAAACGCTCTCATCTTTGTATTATCGACGACATTTGTAAGTCAGCCGATGAAATTAAGAACCGCGATATCCGTACAGCGATGGAAGATAACTGGAACTCAGTTATCGTTCCTACCATGTTTGAAGGTGGTAGAGCCATCTGTCTTGGAACTCGATTCCGTCACGACGACATGCACGGGACTACATTCATCCCAGCCAACGACTGGGTTCAATTAGTCCAATCAGCAATCATACCAGATGAGGAAGGAGAGGAGGTATCTTACTGGCCTGAAATGTGGTCCCTGGAGTATCTTCAGGATCGTCGTCGACAAGCCCCAATTGCATTTAGCTTCCAGTACCAGAATCAAATTGTACAAACAAGTGAACTGTCATTGTCCCCAGATCTCATTGTTAAAGGAACGATTTCTACTCAGTTTGATTCTCTAGGCGTTGGTGTAGACCTTTCTGCTGGCGTCAGAGAGCAAAATGATTACACGGTTTTTGTAATGGGAGGTCGCGTCGGAGATAAGATCCATATTGTGGACTGTAAACGGATTCGAATTATGGGAAACCTTGAAAAGCTCGAGGCTCTCATGGAGATGATGGAAGAATGGGGCGTCATTCACAAGGACAATGGAAGATACTTCCCCACTGGTAGTAATGTCGATATCTGGTCAGAAGCTGTAGCATACCAAGCATCCCTGGAAGCTGACTTCAAACGGATCTGCTTAGGGGACCATGGACTGTACAACATGAATTGGCACGCGGTTAAAGGTTTCCGTGGCGATAAAGTTGCGCGTTTCCGTGGGATTATGGGTCTTTTTGAGCAGAGGAAGATAATTTTTAACAAATTCCGTCGCTTCGGTCCACTTACAGACGAGATCATCAACTTTGGCGTAAGCTCACATGACGATTGTGTTGACGCCCTCGTCTGGCTGTGTAATGGTTTAATGACCCGAGGGAAACTGGAACTTCAATTTTAAGTTTAGATATGAATAGGGATAAAGTATTTTGGACCTAAACTAGGAGAAGCTTTCCCCAATGTCCACCAGCTACTACACCATTGAGCTCGAGCAGGACGCTTATGGCTCTGCTGTTATCCCCCTCCCTGACGAACTGTGCCACGATATGGCGCTTCAACCCAATGAACGGTTTGATGTCGAAGTGGAGGACGATACAATTACACTCAAACGTATTGCCGCTGGCTACGATATTGAAGAATAATCTTGAGATCTCCCACCCATGAGCGATAGTCCAAAATCCACACTAGATTCTATCCTCAAGGCAGTCATCACTAGAGATGGTAGTGGACCAGCAGATACGATGCTGGTCAATGCACACCTTTCTCAGATGAGAATGTTTGGCATCCGTCAGGGTGTCGAATTTTATCCTGAGCAAGATAATTTTGGTACGCAGCGTTTTGATTTCTTGCAACAGGTCATTAAATTCAATAAGCTGGATGCACGTCTCGATTCAATATGGGATAGATTTTTAACCTACGGTAAAGGTCTGTTTTATATCCGTCCTACGAAAAAGACGTATCGTCTTTACTGGTTTGATAAAGATTCTTACAGAACTTACTATTCCCCAGAAGGCGACCTGGAAGAAGTAATCATCATTTATCCGTATAAAGTCAAATCTAGTAAGGGTTTTCAGGGTGTTGGTCTAAGTACTGATAAGCGGTATATGCGGCTTCGCATTACTGCTACTGAGATCGAAGAGTTCCACAGTGAACAAGAGATCTCATTTGATATGCCTTCACTTGAGTATGGTATTTTCGACAAGAAGACCGTTGTCAACTCAATGGAGTTTATCCCTTGTGTTGAGGTCTTCAATAACCCAGATGCATTTGGCACTGAAGGTAGTGGCGAGTTTGAGTGGTTGGCTAATCAAATCGTTGCCCACGATGAGATGGTGAAGAACATCCGGGCAAACCTTTCATTCTTTGGTAACCCGACACTCCTCTCCTCTCGTCCGAAACAAGATATCGTTGAAAGCGCGGAGAGCGACACAGCTCAGCGCCCCAGTATTTCCAGTCAGTCCGGATTCCAATCTGAATTTTTCCTATCCAGCTCTACTTATAAGCAAGATAACGTCACCCGTCAACAGCCAGGATATAACGGTCGCCCTGGTTCTGGTATGCGTGTGCCAAGGGTTATCGCTAACCTGGAGCCAACAGATCGTGTTGGTTTTATTACACCGAATGCCGTAAGTACAGACCAGTCTCGTTATTCTGAGCAACTCCGAAGTGAAATTCGCCTGGCGCTGGGCGGTATTGATGACCTGAGTATTACAAACGTCACTGCAACTGAGATTAAATCAGCGTATGGACGAGTCAGTGCTACGGCTAAGAAAAAGTGCTTAATGCTGTACACCTATGGCATCTGTAAGTGCTTTGAGCTGATGATTTTCCAGGAAGAACAGATCTTCCGGAAATCACTTGCCTATGCTTCTGGAATTAAGTATCCGGCTGCCCCTGAGGATCCAGAGGATGAGGCTGCTCAGCAAAAGTATGAGAAGCAAAAAGCTACTTACGAGAAGAAACTACAGAAGGCGATTGATACCGCCATTCAAACCAAAGAGATTCCAGACGGCGTTCTCGGTTTAGCACCTGATGGTGATCGCACCGTCGCGTGGCGTTGGATGGGTCCTGTGTATGAAGATACTGCACAGGATAAACTCAACCAGTCTATCTTTACGCGGAATCTACAAGAGTTAGGCGTTGATAGCATAGAAGCACTGAAGTATTTATTCCCTTCGAAAACGGATGATGAAATCGCGGGCATGCTCTCCGGTTTCCCATTCCGAATGGTAGGGGAAGTACAGAGGGCCTACTCCGCATTTATTGATCTTGTAAATCAAGAAATGCGGACTCCACATCCGCAGCAACCGAATTTACCGATGGCTGCGGATCCGAGACTCGATCTCACTCCCTTCCTTTACCGAACACTCGAAAGCCTACAAAAAGAGGTAACCTATGCAGGCCGATACCGCAATGCCGACCCAATCGGCACCCCAAGTATCCCCGACCCAGCCGATCAGCTACGGGGCTCCGGTGGCTCAGACGGCGGCACAAACCCCGGCGGTTTCAACCAATCCCCAGTGGGTGTCACCTTACCAGCAAGCGGTGGTCCCAGCCCCGCAAATGCAGGCACAGATGGGGGTGAGCGCTTACCCCTCAATCCCTACAGCGTCGCCATACCAAGCACCCCAGGTGCCCCAACAAGCGGAGAACCCGTACAAGGAGGCATTCAACAAGGTGGTGGGGCTCCTGAGTTCGCCCGTCCAATTCCCGTTCCAGGGTCAACAGTCGGCGCAGACCCAGGCAATCGACCCGGCCAGCTACGCTTCCCAACAAGCTCCCCAGTACAACAACGCGGGGATGCCG